ATGCGGGCCCCCGAGACATCAGCGATGGTGTCTTGCTTTTGAACGGACTTACGTTTCCTTATCTTCAATGGAGAGATCATGCCACTGAGACAACGCATTCTAGACTTGACAGCCGCTTCTTCTACGGTCATCGGCAACTTCCAGTTGCAAGATTTCTCGAAGAAGAATGCTGACAAGAATCCTAGTCCCGTCACACAAAATGTGGGGGGAGGGGAGTACAGATTAACCGTGGATGAACTTCACGGTAGGCCGCCCTATCAAACGGGTGGTCCATTCTTCTCCCTAAAGCGTATGTTGACGTCGCAGTATATTGCGGGTCACGCGTCGATAGTCGGTAAGCGTATTACCGTCGGCCGTACAGGGCTCCCTGAGCCTTTGAAGGGCGATTGGCACAATACGTATTCTGGGGGATTTATCGTCTCCCAGCAATCCGGTTATACCAATCTGGGCTCTGCCCAGACGGTAACCGGTCCCGACACTTACGACGATCAAGTGAATCCGAATGATCTCTCGTCCCTTGGTAACAGGGCGTACAACAGGTTACGCCCTAAAGTTGGAAAGCTGAATTTGTTTCAGACTCTTGTCGAGAGTCGAGACATTCCACGTATGCTTCGAACTACAGCTAAAGGCTTCTCCCAAACCTGGGAGGGCATGAAGCTCGCGTCCGATGTCGGCCGTGGGGCATCTCGTGAAAGGAATGTCCGGATGGGTCAATACCTCCGGGCGGCCCCCAAGCGGGTTGCCGACCAGTTTCTCAATACCACCTTTGGGTGGACACCCTTTGTTCGTGACGTCCATGGAATACTGGATGTCGCGATTAATTTCGACGAGCACGTTGAGCGAGCCACTCGTAACAACGGCCGTTGGCAAAGGCGTCGGTTTACCGAGGATGAAATCTCCAGCGATAACCTAGTCTACGCTAACAACGGAGGCACGAATAGCTTAGGGGTAACTCCCGTGCTATCAGGTACTGATTTCGTCGTACCTGGGAGCCAGAAATACGAGGTGCGGGCCCAAACCGGGACTCGCATTTGGTACGAAGGTTCTTTCGCAACATATTCGCCGGAGTTTGACCCCGGGGTGAAGCGGTTCTCACCGTTCGTCCGTGAATGCCGGCAGGCGCTCAGCCTGCTCGGAGCTAACGTGGACGCAACCTCGGTTTATAAGGTTACGCCTTGGACATGGCTTATCGATTGGGGTGTCAACGTCGGCGACTTTGTACGTCGCGTCGAGGACATCGCAACTGACGCAGCTGTCTCAAGGTATTTCTACCTAATGCGCAGAACGTTCGTGCGTTTTGAGTACCGCTCGGTATTCTCTACGTACGACGGTCAAACCCATGACTTCCGGGCTTACCGGTCTGTTGACGTCAAGCGCAGGGTAGCTTCTGTTAATCCGTTCAATTTCTCCTTGCTTCCCGGTGGTCTTTCCGGGATGCAGTACTCCATCCTCGCCGCTCTCGGCTTATCCAAGCTGGGCTGAGGCGAGCATCGTCTCGTGGTAGACTTTTCGTTTGGGGATGGAATCCCACGCGTAATCCACGAGGTTAACTCCATTAAAGCTTGTAGGAGACAACCACATGTTTACGGACCCAATTGGGCCTATTACCATCAACTCAGTCGCACACTCGCTCGCGCGAGTCGAGACTTCCGGGAAACGCTCCGTGTATCAAAACGCGGACGGTACCGTTGTCCTTGAGATTTCGCACCAATTGACCGGCAAGAACCGGCATAGGAGCACTCTCAGGCTGACGTGGCAGAAGATCGTGATCGATCCGCTTACAGCGGCTAACGACTACGATTCAGTCACGTTGACTCGGATCATTGATCGCCCCATGGCGGGGTTTTCTTTGGCCGAAGTCCAATCGTTGGTCTCGGGTATCGATACCTGGGATACGGACGCGGTCGAGGCTAAGCTCTTCGGGCAGGAATCGTAACCTGCGCAAGGCTGCCTCTCCAACCGCGGAGGCTCATGAGGACCCACGAGGGTGGGCCGTAGATAACGTGGCTCGACTACCGGCCTCTCGTCTGGAGGGGTGGTATGAAAAGCGACGTCGATCCAGCGATGGATCTAAGTGTCTACCTTGAGCTGGCGCAGCTCGTCTATGCAGACGCATGCGCCAAATGTACCGCTGATGTCTCTGATTTACGTGACCTCATGACCATGAGGTCACGGGCCGAACACGAAGGCGTGTCATTCCTGACACTCACCCTCCCCACCTTCGCCAGAGACCTCGAAAAGTCACTGGCAAGTGGGTACGTGGCCCCAACGGACTTCGCTTGCTTTAGGAAGTCCGGAGCAATCCCTGCATTCATGCAAGGTATGCTCGGGCAGTTGTTCGACCAAGGGACAGGAAGGATTCGAGATGAAACTAACGATACCCCCGTCGTTATTGAAGCGGTCAGACAAGTCTGTAACCTCTTCAAGAAAACGGAGATACCGTGTTCCCCCGAAAGGGAGAGCGCGGCAGTCGAGAATTTTGTCGCGATTGAGCGATCTTTCGACGACTTTACGCTCCATGAAGCTGACGCAGCAGAATTTTCAGCTGTTTCGGCTTTACTGTGGGACGGCATGTTGGCTGATTTACAGCCTGATGTGCTTTTACCGCGGCATGGTCCCGGAGCTACCGTTGAACGGAAACTGGGAAACCAGAAGTATGTTTGGCGGTACTGGCACGATCGCGTGGAAAGTGTTTTTCCTTTCTTCGGTGGGGCTTACCCCCTAACCGCGGCTGGGGAAGATATTGAACACGAGGTCACTTTCGTGCCAGAGGACGAGGAACCACCTGTTAGGGTGACTCTCGTTCCAAAGACGTTGAAAGGCCCACGCGTCATTGCTGTTGAACCTGTTTGCATGCAGTATGTGCAGCAGGCTATCCAATCCGAGCTCTATAGACGGATTGGGTCCTGGTGGTTATCTGCTGGTCACGTTAACTTCGATGACCAGTCGATAAACCAACAACTCGCATTGACGTCCTCGAAAGACGGTCGATTTGCGACCATCGATCTGTCAGACGCCTCTGATCGTGTTCCGCACGACTTGGCTATGACGATGTTCAACGGGAACCCGATGCTAAGGGATGCCGTTGAAGCATGTCGGTCGAGGTATGCGATTACTCCTGATGGCCGAATCATCGGTCCTCTCAGAAAGTTCGCTAGTATGGGTAGCGCCTTGTGCTTCCCAGTTGAGTCGATGTATTTCTACACCATTTGTGTAGCGGCTCGTCTGAGGTTGCATAACCTTCCTGCAACGCTCGCTAACGTCCACCACGTGACGCGGGAGTTGTACTGCTACGGGGATGATATCATTGTCCCCACAGCAGAGGCGGATACTATTCTCGGTTACCTACAGAAATACAACTGTAAGGTAAACGTAACCAAGAGCTTCTGGAGTGGTAAATTCCGGGAGTCTTGCGGTATGGACGCATACAACGGTGAGTCGGTTACTCCGACTTACATCCGAAGGTTGCGCCCTGAGAATAGGCAGCAAGTGGACCGCATCGTTTCTTGGGTGGCTACCGCCAACCTCTTTTACCAAAAGGGGTATTGGCGTACGGCTGCGCACATGTTTGCACAATGTGAGCGCATAGTGGGGCCTCTGCCCTACGTAAGCCCAACGAGCAGTTCGCTTGGTAGAGTATCTTTTATGGGGTACCGGACTGTTGAGAGATGGTCCCGTACACTCCACAGGTTTGAACACCGTGGGTTAAAACCCAGTCTAGTCTATCGCAGTGACAGTATAGACGGATACTCGGCTCTCACGAAGTGCTTGCTTTCTCTCGAACGGCGCGAGCCGAGCGAGGACCCTCTAACCGATGAAGATCGGTTTGAGAATGCAAGTGCTTCGGAAAAGTGGTCCCGGTGGCAAAAGGGGATAGTCACTCCCTTGGCTGCTGGTGCAAACCATTTAGAGAGGACTGCGCAGCGCGGCGCTGCTACATTAAAACGCCGCTGGGTGCCCAGCACATAGCTGGGCAAGACATTGTGGCGCAAGCCACTGGGAGACCATGCTGGTTCCGGCTTGTCCGGTTCTGGCGCAGTGCAGGTC